CCTGCTTGACCATGTGACCTAGCCCACACCATATGACTAGCAGGATGTATAAACATATTATCAAGTCCTGCAGCAGCCATTCTCATGCTTTCTTCCATAAATACACGAATAAACCAAGCACCTCTAAGAAGTACTAATGGTTTAAATACATTTCTTGTCATGTAATCTAATGTCAAAGTGTAAGCATCATCTGTTAAATTTTTACTTGGAATAATGCCTGTAAAATCATCTGCACCTTTAAATGCTTTAATCATATTTTTACCAGTATGTTTTAAGTTAGCACGTAAACCGCTTTCAAATTCATCACCATAAGTTGTAAATACTTTACCTAATGCTCTGTTCATTAATCTGTAATCTACTAAAGGTGCCATTAATTCTGCTGATTCTGATAATAAATGTAATGAAGGTACAACCATATTTATTTCTTCACCGTTAGGACCACGTTGTACAATAGTTTCCATAACATCACCAACAAATGGCATGTTGTCTCCAGTTAAACTGTCAACAAAATATTTTCTAATGTCTGCATTACTTTCAAATATTTTCTTGGCAATTCTTTGTGTAGCAATAGTTTTACCTGTTTTTTGCATAATAAATTCATCTCTTAATATTTGTTGATATGCAAAGTTTTGTATAGCTTCAAAGTTACCTTCAGGTATAGCTATTAACTCATCAACTATAGGTTTCATAGCATCAAAACTATATCCAGTAACTTGCATGTGTGATACAAGATTTCGTACAGCACTATCTCTGTTTGTAAAAGATAATCCTTCTTCTGGAGTTACGCTAAGTATTTTGTTCATATAAGGTTTGTAACCAGAACGCATGTTAGCGCTAAAGCCCATTAGTTGTGCATAAGAATCACCTTGTACTGGTTTACCTTTAAGAACATTAATACCTTGTTTAATACCTCCACCTAAATAAGAACCAACGCTTCTAAATGCTGCGTCTTCTTTTCCTATAGCACTTAAACCTTTACCAACTGTTTGTTTTATAACATTTGTACTTTCTAATAAATCTTTACCTTTTAATGCTGATGTTCTTAATACTGCATTAGTTAATCCTGATTGTTTACCCGGTAATTGATTAATTACACCTGTGTCAAATAAATTGTCTAGTATTTGTCTAACTTCTAAGTAATCTGTTGTGTCAGCTATTTGTTTAACTACGGTATAATCTAAATTATCAAAACCCGGTGTAGTCATTAACTTAGCTACATTATTTTCTTCTGTTAAAGCTCTAGTCATTTTTCTACCAAACGGTGAGTTCATTAAATCTTGTGTTGTATTTCTAAATAATGATGTTCTAGTACCACTAATAACACCTGCTTGTTTATAAAGTTTTCTACCTGCAGCGTATTCTCTACCTTCGTCACCTTTAAATTTTCTAACAAGTTGACCATTCTTACCACTTATTAAAGGTTTTTTATCAGAGAATGGGTCTACATAATCTTCTAACTCATTAACTCTTTTATTAAAAGTGTTTAAATAATTATCTACTTTTGCAGCTTTTTGTGCATCAAGTAATTTATCTACAGTGATAGGAGCTTGTTTTAATTTATTTATAGTAGATATTCCTTTAGATAAAGGTATGTCATAAGCGAGTCTAAGACTGCCGTCAATAAATCCAGACAATGTATTTGCTGCAGTTGTACCACTAGGAGTTATATTATATGCAACTTGTCTACCCGGTGAGTAAGGTTGTAATACACCAGTATCTAATCCTTGTTTTTGTCTCCACCAATTAGAAATACTAAACATATCGTTGATGTTATTACCCGGTGCATAGTTAGATTTTCTGCCTTCAAAAAATTGTATTCTATTAGGACTAGATAAACTTGTATATTCTTGCATACCTAATGCTTCATTTGCTTTTATAGGTGTACCTACATTGTCATAATATAATTTTCTAGCTTCTGTTTCACTTAAACCCATATCAAGTAATCGTTGATAACGTATGTCGTCTTCAGCTAATAAACTTTCAAATATAAATTTTCTGTCTCTATCAAAATTAACTGGATTACCATTCCATGCTTCTCTAAATGCAGCACTAAATGCAGTTTCTCCTGCAAGTTTAGAACTTTCTTTCCACATTTCTGCATACTCTTTAAGTTCACCCCATGTACCTTTATCTTTACCAATATCAGGTATTTGTGTATTACTTACATACATAGCTAAATTTTCTTGTGCTTCTGTTGGTAACATACCACTTTCAATCATGCTGTCGTATGCGTGTAAATCAGCAACATATTTAAGTTGACGATTTACTTTAGAAACTTTTTCGCCCATACTTTCAAAACCAAGTAACGCCCATACACCTAATTGTGCATCACCTTTAAATACACTTGCAAGGTTTAATGTCATGTCTTGATGTTCAGGCATTAAAGGATTACCTTCACCGTCTGTAGAAGCTAACTCCCATTGTTTAGCTGCTTGTTCAGATTGTGATATAGAATACCTATCTACTACTTCTTCTACTGCAGCTGAATTAGGGTCTGCACCTACTTGTGTAAAACCAATAAGCAAACTTTGTGGTGCATTAGGATACTTTTGTGTAAACGCTATTAATTTTTGTGGGTCAACATCGTTAAGATTTTCTTTTAAGTTTTTAAACTTTTTATTTCTAGCAACGTTACTAGCTACTTGTGATTGTTCAAATATTGGGTCAGGGAAGAACACTATTCGCTACCTTGATTAATCAACTCCGATATAATTGAATTAGGCATTACTTGATACATTGCGGCAAGTAACATATTAGCGTCTTCATCTATTGCTTGCATTGGAGGTGAACCTGCACCTAACATTGCGCCTTCTGTAATTGGTTGATTAGGAAACTCTGTTGCTCCGAAAACGTTTGGAGTTGCACCTGTTGTATTACCTACAGGTATTTGTCCTTGTTGTGCTACAGGTAATGGTGCTGCAGCTTGTTGTTCTGATAAACCTTTTTGTTCACCATAAGCTACACCCGGTATTCTTCTTATAGGTTGTTTACTGTTACCTGCTCCACCATCAGTTCTTTGTGATAATGCACCCGGACCACTTACAGCAGCCGGTTTATTAGGTGGTCTGTATCCACCTCTAGTTCTTTTCTTCGCCATATTCCTCCATTATTACAACATAAACACCCGGATAAGGATTTATAATTTCGTATGCTTGTTCAAAAGATACTACTTGTGTATCTCCGTATTCTTCATTTACGATATTCCAAAACTCTGCTTCAACAAATTCTTCGTTCATTATGCTAATCCAAAAGCAGCAGCCATATCTGGCGGTGGTCCTTGAGGAGCTTGCATCATTTGTTGTTGTTGTATTAATGCCATCTGCTCTGGAGACATCTGTGGTTCTTCTGGAGTATAAAATTGTTTTAAAATTTCTGTCATAGCATTTGGATTATCATATATAGCTATAACTGCCATTGTGGCTTGTGGGTCTCCTTCTGCTGACCTAGCAAGAACACTATCAAATAAAACATTCTCAGCTTTATTTTTACGTATACGCTCTTGTACTTTGCCTACATTTTCAAGACCATCAATATTATCTTGTAAAGTTTCTGTATCAATAATACCTGCTTGTACTAATTGCAAACCTGTAACAATTTTTTGTGGCTCATCAAATCCTGCCATAACACCATAGATACGTCTTGTTCTGTGGTCTCCACCTATATCACTAAGTGGTTTATAGTTTTCTGAAAAAGATGTTCCGTTAAAATAACCTGCCATAGGTTTACTTTGTGTACCTGTTTCTACAGCAAGTACTTCATCTAGTTCTAATCTTTTAGAGTCCATTTCTGCTATACCAACTTTTATAATCTCTCTATATTCATTAATCATTAATGACATAGAGGAGTTAAGTTCTGCAAGACCTGCACCAGTAGCTACACTAGCAGGAGACTGTGCATCATCAGTTACTGGGTAACCACCAACTAATCTAAGCTGTCTCTCTAATCTATCTACTTGTTGAAATAATTGATAAGGTATGTTATTTGCAGGTTTAGATACTTGTGTACCCGGAGCTAAATAGTTAACAGCAAATCTACCTTTACGGTATTGTCCACTCTCTAACTCTCCAGAAATATTTGTTTCTGTAAAGACACTATCTTCCATTGCAATAGCTGACATAATATTTATTTTTGCCATCATAGACATAAGTCCTATTGTGTGGTCATACTGACCTTTTAGTTCGTCAAAACTAAATCGTTTCATAAAGACAAAAGGTGTTGTACTTAGTGTGTTAGGTATAAAATCAAAAAGTTGTCTTGTTTCTGGATACACAATGTATGTACCAGTTATGTCATAGTATTCAATTATACTTACACCTTGACCTGTATTATCTTCCCAATCTCCATCTGATGTTGAATCTGTATATCCAATAAGAGATGTGCTTGTGTTAGGAGACCCTTTAGGTTTATTAGGTTTTAAGATTACATTTTTATATTCAGGATATATTTGTGCAAGTTTCCATCTAGGTACACTTCTTAATACTGCAAGTTCTTGTGGTTTTTGGTCTGGACCAAAGTTACCCGGATATGTGTCATAAGGGTCACGTAGTTCTGCAGTAGGATACAAGAAACCATTTTTATCTTGTTTGTGTGTAATAATCCATGCACAATAACCATAACCCGGCAACCATCTAGCAGCTTGTGCTAATTGTAAGTTTAATCTTTGTTTCTCATCATATGAAGAAACTATTCTTTCCAACTTTTCAGCACGTTTTCTAGCACGGTCACTATCGTTATTGTTCATTAAATCTACACGAATATTAGGTACACCGGATATTTTTTGTGCAAGTCGGTCAATACCAGACTGCAATAAGTTTGGTGCAGGTAGTAAATCTGAATCAGCAGTATCCATTTGATTGCCTAGTAATGCTTTAATACCGTCAGCACCACCGTTTAAGATTGCTCGTATTCTATATTTATTAGTTTGTCTATTGCTAGAAGAACCACCTGCGACTAATTCTTGCGCAGCGTCTATAATTTCTTCAGCAGATTTTTTATCTAAATTTATTGCCATGGTGCATCATTCATATCAGTAACATTATAACCAGTAAAACTTGGTTTGTATTCCATTCCAACTTCTGCTAAGTGTTCTTTCTGTACTCGTCTAAATACTTTCATTGGGAACCAACTAGACATTACAATGTCTGTCTTATGTTTATTCCTACTAGAAACAGGTTTACCATCAAAGTATACTAACTGTCTTTTGTAACTATCTATTTTAGCTTGACTTTCTGAATTGCCATAGGGTAAATGTATTTTATTTGCGTCAAACAATTCTGACATAGCACCTACACCATATAGTGGGTCATGTTTGTTTTTGCCTGTTAAGTGTCCTTGTAATAGAATACCTGTACGTAATACAAACTCTTTTATGTTTTCATCTTGACGTATAGCAGTTTGAAAACCGTTTTCTTCTACAATCCAATGAGCTAAGTCATACTTGTGATACCAGTCAGATATAATTTGTGCAGCTGCTCTTACACCACCACCCTTTTGATTATCTATATCTATACAATACAATTCTGAGTTAAACGTATCTATACCCCAAAGAAATGCAGCTTGATATCCGGAACTAGAAGGGTCAAGACCTGCAACAAGTTGTAACTGCTTAGGTATTTCTCCAACAACTAATTCTTGTCTTTTACAAGCGTCAATAGCATCAGGACTAAATATTTGTGTGCCTTCTACATAAGACTGATTAAAGTACACCATTTCAAATATCTGTTTACCACCTGTAGTTTCTGCTGCACGTAATCGTGACATTAACCATTTATGTGTACGCTTACTTTTCCATAACATACAGTCCGTATGTTCTTCATCACTAGCTTCAGGTAGTTGACAAGTTAAATCATGTGCTGTCTCTACTATGCTTTCAAATGCTTCGTTGTTAAGTAGGTGATGATACAAGTCATCAGGATGCTGTCGTGAACCAATTACAACTACAGCTGTATGTTCCTCTTTACGACTAGAGAGTGTTGTAGTCCACCATTGTCTAGTGTTTTCTCTAGCACCGGGTTGCATTGTAGTTTGGTGGTCTTCAATGTCATCTGCAATAATTAAGTCACAGTCACGAGAAAGTATCTTACCACCCTTACCTACAGCCACCATTGTTGGTGATTTTATACCCGGAACTGTTCTTGTACCTACAGTAAACTGATTGCTAGCCCACATCTTACCTGACCTATTGTCTGGTTTAAATGATTTGCCGGGTTCACAGAAATCTTCTTGTAATCGTTCATTACTTTCTAGTTGGTCAAGTACAGCAGATACAGCGTTCTTTGCTATGTCCTCATTACCACCTACCCACATAATCCTAGTGTTAGGGTTTTTACATATTTGATAAACGGCAAAGTGTATTAGCAGTTCTGTCTTACCATGACGTGGCGGAGACAGTACTAACAGTTCGCCCCCCTCGTCTATAGACTTAAGTATCTTGTTTATCCAGTTCTCATGGAAGTCTGCAGTTTCATACTTCTCTCCTGTCTCAGTAGCAAAGTACTTGTTGCGAAACGTAGAAAAATTTTCTAGAGCTTGTTCTGCCTCCTGTGGCACAGACCAACCTTCTGCATCTAATTTGTTCTGCAAATCAATCTGGTAAGCAGCATTCATCTTAGAGACAGTAGCAATAGGGCAACCAAGGGCTTCGGCAGCTTTAGTGGCAGTTAGCTCACTATTCATCACTAAGTCAGCTAAACCTTTATCTACGTACTCGTTATAGTATTTGCCCTTCATAGGAGTAAGTGCAGAGTATTTACTGTTTATTGGCTTTTCCTGCTTCTTGTTATGTCTATATTCTTTCATGTATTGCCTACGTTGACATTCAATAGAGCAATACTTTGATTTATTGGCTGTCAAACGTTTTCTGCAGTTAGTAGCGTGACATATCTTTTTAGACATACAATCCTATGTTTTTTGTAAATGTTTGTGTAATGATAATTATATGGTAACATACTCTTAATTACAAACATAGAAGCCCATTAATTAGTTACAAGTAAAGTAGTAATCGGGATACTGAAAGTCTGGAATCGGTCAAACGATAACGTAGTAACGCAAACCAGATACTCAAGGACTAGCTAAAAGTTTCTATCAAAGCTTGCTTTTTTTATTAGCCCGCTATATCCAAAACCCCCTTTAGTTACAACGTTTTACTAGAATATTTTTTTCTACTTACATATATATACAGGGGGGTAGCACATTAACATGTGTGGGTCATACGTACACACATAGACACGTATCGTGTAGGTGTATG